CCGATTGCAACGGTAATTGTGCCGTCGGTGTACGTGGAGGCGGCAGACCGCACTCGCCAGCTCACGCTGAGGGCGTTTGCGGCAAGCGTCACCGCGTTGTATCCGTGACTTTGGATTATTGCTACTAGATTAGACGAGCTGGCCACGGGCTTAAATATCGCCAACATGGTTGCCTCAAGCGCTCCATTAAACTCGGGCATCAGCGGCCTGGAGTAATAGTCGCGTGAGTTTGCCGTTGCACGAATACATGGATTTCCGTAGGCGTCAACCGCCATCGTGTTTCTGGCGCTTCCGGCGACTATCGTCCACGGCCCGGGGTATTTCCCAAACGCGGGCAGCACTTGCTGTGGCCCGACACACAGAGCCCCACTCATCAGGCCGCGCGAGAGAGGATGCAATGGGTCGACGCGTACTGGCCCAAGTGGCATCTTGCGCGGCATGATCAGTCGCGGCTCTCGCAACCCGATTCCGTCGTAGGCCAGCACACCCATTAGACCACTACCTCACGCGCGGCCAGCAGGGATTCCCAGCCGACCAGCACGCTGTCGATCCTGTGCATCAGCCTGGCGCCCTCACGCCCGGCCACCTGTACGCCCCACTGTTCGCGCACCGCGCGCAGGCACTGGATGCTCTCGTCCAACAAACGGTAGTGCGGATCCGCGGAGTTCCACTGCACGAGCGCATCGATCATGTCGGGACTCTGGATCACCGTCGCACCCTCGGCGCCCTCGGGTCTGTAACCTTGATCCAGCTGCTCGCCCGCCGCGGGGTCTCCCACGAGCGCACGGCCGCGCGCCACCCGGGGAGAGGCCCCCATGAGAAGGCGTGCGCCGGAAGTGCGCTCGTCAGCAATAGAAAGCCCACGCAGACCAAATTCCGCAGAGGAGGGGAGGTCTCTCCGGGTTTGCCGCTGTCTGCGTGGGGTGCCCAAGTGTTCATGGTTGCTGCATCCTGGGTCGTGTGTTGATCCCCAGGCCGACGCGCAGCTCGACCAACAGCTCCTCAATCCGCGCCAGCCTCACCGTGATCTCGCTCTTCGCCGCCTCGAGCGCGGACACCCGAGCGCGGCACTCCTGAAGCGCGCGCGTTCCTTGCATGTCCATTTGGTCTATGCGATGGGTGTTCCGCTGGTCCAGCTCCGCAATCGTGCCGAGCATCCGGCTCTCCAGCGCGCGGGCCTCCAATCCAGTGAATGGGTCCGGCCGCGGCGGGCGTACCGTGTCGTGCAGGTAGCTGCCGCCGAATCCAATCCCACCTGCCATTGCCGCGACCAGGATCCACTGCACCCAGGTCGCGGGCGTCATCTGCCCGGCCGCCATGCCTCACCTCACTGTCCATGCACATGCAGGATCGCGCTGGTCAGCGCCAGCGCCCCCGAAACCAGTGCCAGCGCGAGAGCGGCACAGCGCCTGCGCAGGCTGGCGATCTCCCGCCGGATGCGCTCGTGCTGCGCTTCGAGCGTCTCGTGGCTCACATTGGCAGCCCGAGGGCGAAAGCCATGGAGGCCACGAAGATGACAATGGCGATGATCACCAACACGTCTTCGCTGCTCACAGCGCGGTCCCTCCGATGCTGAAACGCCGGCCTGCCGCGTTGCGGTCCTGCACCGCGCCCCTATCGGGCCGAAGCGGTATTGGCAGCGCATCGGACCCAAAGACGGTGGCCACCCAGGTAGCGGACGCACGGCAGTCCTCCGCGTGGGCCTGGAGATCGTTGCCGAGCGCGGGGTCGGTCATGCTATCCCCGGTGCCGGCCGTTTGATTGCGATAACCACTCGTGAATCCGAAGAATGTGTTGCGCGCCAGCGTCTGCTCACCACCCGCGCCGCCAGACTCGCGGTCAAATCCGTAAGGGCCTGAGCCAGTGAAGATGTTGTCGGTGACTGCTACTGCAGCCGCAGGCACCACGTTGAGGCACACCGCGCCATCATCGGAGCACCCAGCGAATGTGTTGCACTTCACGGCGCCTGTTAGTGTCCCATCGCCGCCGGCCAACCAGAGCCCGTGCTTATTGCCAGAGCCCCAGTTGCCATAGACCTCCACATTCGGACACGAGAGCACCATCACGCCGCAACCGCTGTTGTCGGATGCGCTCCCGACATTATCAGCACAGTGGTTGTAGAGCACCTTCACCGACGAGCAGCCGTTGCCGACGAGCACGCCGTTGCCATCGGCGCCAGCGGTGGTCTGGCGCAGGCAGTCGTTGCCGCTGATCTCAAGGTACTGACAGTCGACAACCTCTATGCCGCTCGCGACGCTCGGGCCGTTGTCGGTGCAGATATTGCCAGCGATGAAATTCGAGCCGTAGGCTGACGTGCTGCTGCGGATGCGCGAGGCACGGATCCCGGCAGCCGCGCGCGACACCTGATTGTCGCGCACGATCACGTCATTGACAGTGCCCGCGCTCGCATCCGCCATCACGCGGATCCCAATGCCGCCGGCGCCACCAATCACGTTGCCGGTGATGGTCCATCTCGCGCTCGCCACCGAGCCAGCCTGGTTCAGCGAGATGCCATAGCTGCCAGTGGTGCCGATATTTGAGATCCGGTTGTTGGTGATCGTGATGTAGTTGTACGCATTGGTCGTGTTCGCCCCAAGAAACACGCCGCCGGACTCCGCCGCACTTGAGCACACTATATCGTTGTCGTCGATGACCACATTGCTTCGCGCTGCACTCGATTGGATCTCTATACCGTTCTTTGCGGACGTGATCGCGCAACCCTGCACCGTCACATTGTTGCCGTTGACGAGGACTGCGCTCGCGGCAGCGGTCGTGGCCATCGGCAGGTTGATGAGCTTGATGTAGTCGCGGGCACTGCTCGCCGTGTAGGCGCTACCGGAGGACACGACTACCTGTCCAGGGTGGCCAGGACCATCGCCACGGATGATGATCTCGTTACCGGATGTGCCGCTTGCGGTAGGAGCAACAATCGACGTGATCGTGTCAGCGAGATAGTACGTGTTGCCAGCCGCCCACGTTACGGACGCGAGCGCGATGCTATTTGCGTAATCAGCGCCAGTGCCCCCGCCAGTGCCGCTCTGCGTGACCCAGAGTGTCGCCATCAGTCTGTGCTCTCATCCAGCTCTACGAAGCCGCCCTCATGGTAGGGCGCCCGGGCTTGAAACTCCGATTGCACTCATCGCACCACCAGAACGTCTGCATCGGCCCGCCCCTGGGCCAGCGCACCTCGACCTGGTGCGTCTCGTCCGCCCCACAGCGCGGACAGCGCTCGCGGGGGCCGGGCTGAGTGTGTATCACGCGGACACCCACTCAACCGCCTCCCGCAAGGCTTCCGCGAGCCTTTGCGCCTCCGCCAGACGAAGCGGACAGCGGATCTCCCCAGTCCGCCCCCACACCTCCAGGTCGATCCCCATGAGCTTGCACGCCCACACCTGCACCGTCACGCCACAATCGTAGGTGGCGAGGTAGTGCGGGGCCGGCCTCACGCCGGAGGGGACACCCCAACCTCGGCCAACGCCGCCACCAGCTCGGCCAACGCCGCGTCAGCCTCAGTGTCGCGAGCGACAACGTCCTGGGCGGCCTGAGCGGCGGCGCCCTGCGCCGAGATCAGCGCCGCGTCAGCGCCGGCCTGGGTCTCGATGGCGAGTGAGAGCGCGCCGAGGGAATCCTGCAGCGCGGAGAGAGCAGCGGTTACGCGAGTGAAGTCAGCCACGATTGCCTCCTATGTCATGCCGATCCAGCCTGGATAAATGGTCTTGATGCCACGTTGCCACGCCTTTGCCATCCATGGAATTGCCAACGAGAAATCGGACGGAGGCGTGCCGTCCCACACAAACATCGCGGCACCGTAAAGCGCGGCAACTGGCGTTAAATCGATGCCGGCCATGCTGGTGTACGCGGGCAGGGTAATCGCCGTAACGGCCCCGGGCGTTCCGGACGACATTGCGACCGCAACGTTGGCGCTGTACACGTTATTGGCGTCCGTCTGAAAGCTAACGGCGTTGCCGCCAAAATCAAACGTGCAGCCGGCGGCGTATGCTACCCCGGCGCCGGCATCAGTGATTGCCGTTGCGGTGACGACGTTGGTGCCGTCCGACACGGTTGGACCAATGGAGTTGCCACGCACCATAATCTCGGCACTTCCGGTGGCCGACCGGCCAAACCCGAAAAACCCCAAGAGACCGAAATCCGCCACTACCAGCACCGTCACCGTCTTGGTGCCGATGGCTGCCCACTCACCGGACACCAACGACTGATTACTCGCTTGTAACGGTATTCCTACCGAATAGGCATTCGGATTGATGAGCTTCTGCGGAGTGCTGGTGCCGGCCCCAACTCCAGCATTCAAGGACATCACGACGCCGCCGATGGCGTCACGCAAGCTGCCTGCGCCAACCAATTCATCGCACGGAAAGAAGTGCTTGCAGGCCGGAAACAGGTCTGCGCGCGGCACTGGCAGGCGATCTACCGCACTGTGGGCGTTCATTGCCGTTTATCCTTCCTAGCCTGTCGTCGTTCCGTCGACGATGTAGACCTTTGCCGCCGAGGTGGTCTCGGCGCAGATGGTCTTGATGGTGGTGCCGTCCAACAAGCTCACTTGCTGAACAGGGTTATCGGCTGTAAGCACGACGACGTTTGGGTGCATAGTGCCATCCTGTGTCGTGAGCTTGCTCAACACCGAGTTGATAGCGGCAATGCAGCTAGCGCTATCTGAATCGTCGGTGCTAAACCCGATCACGATCGGCGTGCCGGAGGCGAGCGACGCCGCCGGATAAAACGTGACCTGGTTGAATCCGGTGGCGTTGCTGAATATCTCGGCCGCGCCACTCGGATCCGACGTGTCGGCATTCAGCACGACGATATTTCTCGTGCCCAACATTCCGACCGATGCGACAGCCAGCGCGCTGTCGATGTGTGTTTGCCGGCCGCCCCCGGGGGAATGCGTCGTAACGATGCTCATGCGATCTCCTGTCTGGCGATCACCGTGATGATGGTTCCGTTGTCCGCCTCGACGCGGTCTACCGTGTAGGTGAAGCCGCCGACCTCTACAGTGTCGCCGCGCACAACGCTATCCGCTCCGCCAACGTCCTCGACCAGCAGATCCAGCCGCACCTCATGCGCGCTGAGCTGAGCGCTAAAGTCAATCGGTTGCGCGCTCACGTCACGGCGCACGATAGCGTAAGTGCTGGTCTCCGCGCCCTCGTGCGCGTAGGTCGCGGCGAGGCCGACGGTCTCGACCATGGTCGCGGCGGCCGCGGCGATTTCTTCGTCCCACGTCATCGCCAGATACCGGCCGGCTTGCCGCCGGCGTGGTAGTCGCTCGGGTGCTGGTGGATCGGCCTGAGGTCCTCGCCTGGCCAGCGGACCATGAGCTCGGCGTGGCCGATGGCGACCCGCGGGGCGATGTGCACCTTCAGGCCGGCGGCCTGCCACTGCCGCCAGAAGTGAATGTCATCATCCATCCGGCCTTCTTCCCAGCGCCCGTCCGGGTCTGGCCTGCCGTGGAACCAGGGCCTCGCGATCTTGGCGAGTGCGTCTGTGCGGATGAGGGTGCAGCCGAAGTGCGCGCTCTCGACATGCACGAGCGGACGGTCCAGCTCCTCGCGTGAGATCTGGCCGCGCGGCTTGCCATCCGCGCCGCGCATGAAGAAGAGCGGGGACTCTGCCGTGCGCGAAGCCTGGATCGGCGCAACCGCATCGGCCTCGAGGAACGTCGCGTAGGCCAGCAGGTCCTCGACATCGGCCCGGGAGTACAGGCTGTCGTAGTCGACCGCCAGGATCCATTCGGGCGATTCATCGGCCATCGCCATCTCGATCGCGCGGGTGAGGCATTGTCCCCAGAATGCGCCCGTGGTTTTGCGCAGCGGGATTCGCAGAGGCACGAGCGCCTGGAAGGCGCAGAAAAAGTTATCCATGAATCCGAGCCGCGGCACCGACATCACCGCGGCGACCTTGGGCCAGCGCTCCGGGCGCTTCCAGCCGCACAAATTAAGCGAAGCCTGCAGTCTCGCGCAGTCGTCAATCTCGCTTTTCCATCCATGTATGCCGACAAGCCCAGCGGCCCGCAGGGCTTCTGTCAGCGCCTCGCGATCAAATGCCGCTTTGTGGTAATCCCGATCGTCAACCTGACCACCCATTAGATATCCCTGGATCGGCCATGGGTGGCCAGAGAGATACGCTTGCGCGATCAATTCCAGATCGGGCACCGCGACCCGCAGCATCCCGCCCGGGCGCAACACCCGCGTCCAATCGGCGAGGACGGCGCCGATCATCCGATGGCTGAAGTGCTCGAGCACGTGCGATGCGCGGATCTCGTCGGCACTCGCATCCGGATACGGCAGCGGGAAGATCTCGTCGCCGCGGGCGCCATCGAGGTTGACCCACCCATGCAGCAGAGGATCGCCTGATCCGAGATTGATCTTCACGCACCAAGCCCTTGCGGTCCCGGCCGTTATGGCGACCGGGACCGCGTCTGTGGTTATGCCGACACTAGCGCCAGTACATTAGCGTCCGTGGCGTTGACTGGGGCAAGCTCCCCGCGATGCAGGTTCGCCAGCGCGGTGAAGCTCTGCGTCGTGGTCGGCGACACCGTGAGGCGCAGATACCTTTTGCGGTGCCGGAGGTCGATGTTGAACTTGAGGACCTGGCGGTCGGCCGTCTGGGTGAACCAACTCGGGATCGTGAATCCACCCGTGCCGTCACCGACCAGCGCCGTGATATCGGCGAAATTGGTCGCCACTGTGTCATCACTTTCGGAGAGCTTGAGCACGCTCGGATTGACCGTGCCGGCAGAGGCGGTCGTCGAGATCAGATCGATCGAGACGAAGTCGAATCCGATCGTATCGAGATTGGCGGTTGCTGTCCCGCCGTTGGTCACGGAGGTCGTGTCCAGGAACAGATCTGCCTTGCTTTGCGGGTACATGGTCAGGCCCTCTTAGGTATTGCCGTACATCGCGACGATTGGGCCAGCGACGGACGTCGATTTATTGACCCCGTGCGCAACGATGTCGATACGCTCTGTCGTGATGATGCGAATAAGGTTCAGGTGCGCGCTGGTGTACGGATCGACGGTCATCATCATCCCGCTGCCAGATCCGAACGCCACCCCGAGCTGAAAATTGCCGAGCACGCACATAACTTTTGAGGTCAGATCCGCGGTCGGGTCAGACGGCATGTTGTGCGCGACCGAGACCGGGAACCCCGCGTAGTCGCTCTCGACAACGTTGTCACGCAGAGTAGAGTTGGTGTTGCCGCCAGCGGCCAGCTTCAGGCGCCCGAACACCAGCGCCTCGAATACGCCGGAGCTAAGCCATCTAGCACCCGCGCGGGCGTAGACCGGGAGCTTGCCGATCACCGTCGCGGTGTCCGTCACGGTCACCTCCGCGAACGTATCCACACCGGACGCCGTGGTAGCACGCCCACCCGCATAGGCGGCTGTCTCCAGCAGGGTATTGATGCCGCGCATTCCGCCATAGGTTGAGGTGCCGTCGCCGATCGTAAGGCATGCATCCTCTTTGATCGCAAACGCTCGGGCCTGCTCGCGCGCGACCATCTCCGCGAGCGGGATGACCGCATCCATCGCAGTCGACTTGCCGATCTGGGTATACGCCATCAGGTCCTTGAGCGACAGCGTGACTTGATCGCCGGCCGGATCCGACTGCGTGCCGGTCGCGTTCTCGCCGACGAAGTAAGCTGTCACGTCCGACGTGATCCTCGGGATGGTCATGGTCGCACTGCCCATCGGGATCACATTGCAGATCCGGCGAGCCACGCCGTACTGCTCGCGGTTAGCGATAATCGCGGTCTCCATCTCGACAGGGACCAGCCAGCCAGCCGCGGTGAACACGCCCTCGGTCATCACGCGCTTGCCGTAGCCAAGCGTGTCCGGGGCGCCCTGGTGCAGCATGATGCCGGTGTCACGGCAGATGCGCAGCGCCTCGGCGTCGCCGAAAATCACGCCCTTCGCCCATATCCCAGCGCGGTAGGCTACCTGGTGGTCATCCATGCCGAGCAGCTTGCCGATGCCGCGGAACGCCTGCAGGTTGGCGGCGTGGACCATCTCCCTGGCCGATCCCCACATCACCCGATCGTGGCTCGGCGCGCCCATTCCTGGGTGGCTCATCGGGCTCCTCGGCGCGGTCATGCGGATATCGTCCTGGGCAGCGACCTTTGTCTGCACGAGCTCCAGAAGCTGCTCGCGGAAGGAATCGAACGTCATCCCGGGATCCAGCTCCGCCTTGGCGGCCAGCTCCGCGCCACCGAAGCGCGCGAACTTCTCGCCGAGTGCCCGGATCGCGGCGTTGCGCTTGACCAGCTCGCGCGCGGCCTGATCACGGATGGTCCGCTCGCTCGCCACCAGATCCCGAACCGCGGTAGCCGTCGCCGTCACCGCGGGCTCCGGGGACTCGCTCTGCACAGTCTCATCGGTCATCGGATTACCCTCGTAAGCCCGCGCGTCCATTTCACGCCCGACACCGACGCTCGCGTCCGCCGGGATGGATACCAGGCTGATCTCGAGCGGCTGCCAGTCAGTGACGCGGTACGTATCTCCGGTTTCCTTGCTGGACGATTCAAGGACCACTTCGTTGATGCGGTACCCGACGGACACCTTGGTGCGGATCCCGTCGAGGACGTCTTGCATGATCTCGTCCGCGCGGGCGCTGCGCCCGAAGCGCACGGTCGCGCGCGCCTTGCGGTCGGCGTCGATGCGGGCGGCCTCGACCACGCCGACCAGGTCGCGCGGGTCATGGTCGACCAGCAGCGCCCCTCCGTCCCGCAGCCGGTCGAGCTTGGCCGCGCCCGGCGTGACGGTCAGGATTTCCTTGCCCCACCAGCGGTCGACCGGGAGCTCGCTCGCGAAAGCGAGGTCCACCGTGCGCCGCTCGGGGTCGACGCTCGCGCGATCGGCGGTGAACTCGGCGCGGCACTGCTTGCCGCGCAGATCAGCCGACGACACGGAGCGCCCGGGCGGGCGTGTCGTTTTGCTCTTGGTTGCCATCATCCTCGGTCTCCTTGGGCCCGGCCGCGGGATCGGTGCCGGCGGTGAGCTCGATACCCTTCTCGGCCGCGAGCGCGTGCTCGGCGGCCAGCTCGTCAAAAATGTCCTCGATATCCTGCCCGCGCTCTGCCGCGATCCGGGTGCGGCTGGTGAGCATGGCGCCGAGCGCCGCGATTTCAGCCTGCGTGTCTTTCAGTGGATCAACCCAATCCCAGGTCTTGCATTTCCACCACACCGTCTGGTATCGCGGATCGGTGAACTCCAGCGGCAGCACACCGCGCATGATCGCGGCGGTGATCCAGGCCGCCAGGATCCGCTGGCAGACGTGTTCGACGTACCATGACTGCGCCGCGCTCCACATGTCGCGCTCCTCGAGCAGCGCAACACGCGCCGTCGAGTAATTGACGTTCGACGGATCGTTGGCGAGCGAGTGATACGCCACGCCGAGACCGGCCGCGATACCGCGCAGGGTTTGCCGTATGAAAGGCTCGATCGCCTGCTCGGGAAACGGCGGATCCCAGGATTTGAAGTCGTAGCCGATCGGCAGGACCTCGAACGTTCCCGGCTCCGCGTCTTGCACGAACCGCCCCGAGGGGTCGGTGCCGTCGGCGACCGGCGGCAGGCTGCCGTCCGGGCTGACGTAGAATCCCATCTTGGTCGCGCCCGTGCGGGCGCTGATGACGGCAGCCTCTTCGAATCCGCTGACGTTCCAGAGCCTGAACATGACCGGAGCGAGCCACGGCGCGCCCCTGACCTGCTCAGGGTTGGTCGGCACGAACACGTGGATGATGTCCTCGGCATCAACCCGCACGGTCTCGCGCACACCCATGGTGCCCCACTGACCCAGCTCGCCGGGATGCTCGCGCAGAAGATGGTAGGCGACCGCCCGCCCAGACGGGTTGACTTCGACGCCCATCTTGATCACGTTGCCACCCGGCAACGATTCGTTCCGCTCCTCGTCCAGGCGATCCACGTCGAGGACCTGGATCCGCAGTCCGTGCTTACCCTCCCCCTGGCGTAGCCGGATGAGCGCCTCGCCGTCGCGGGCGAGCGTGCGCACCACGAGCCGGTGGATCGCGCCGAGCGTCATCCGCCCAGCGGCGTCGCACTCGGTCGTCGTCCACTCTCCCCATGCCTGCTCGAGCACGCGATTCGCGCGCGAGTCGAGCGTCCCGCGCGGACGCCTGATCTTCGCCTGAAGCCGGAACGGCACTGGGCCGGCGATGTTGGTTTCGCACGAGCTCACGAACTTGGCGGCGTAGCCTTCGCTCTGGGTCAGTTGTCTGGCGCGCGCGCGGAGCGTCCGCAGCTCGTAGCGCAGCGTGCGGTTGATCGATCCCGGGTCGGTTGTCCAGGTGTTGGTGAGGCGCGAGATCTGGCCAGCCGCGTAGCCGCGGCGCCGGGGACGCTTGCCGCGGAGCGTGGCCAGTGCCTCGCGGAGCATGGAGGCGAGGCTCACAGCCGCACCAGCACGCGCCCGCTCGCCTGCAGGCGGCTGGCGGCCAGCTCTGAGGCGACCTCGGCGCGGTAGCGGTCACGGAGCGCGAGGAGGAGCTCTGGCTTGCGGGCGAGCTGGCGGTCGCCGATGACGCTCGAGATCATGTCAAGGTCTCCGCGAGTGCCCCGGCCCTCGAGCACCGACTCGATCGCGTCCAGCATCTTGCGGGCATGGGTGCGAGCGTCGTAGCCGCTGGACGCCGCGGCATAGTTGGGCAGGACCTGCAGGCGGCCGGAGCCGACGGCGTAGCGCTCGCTCGTGGCCGCGCGGGTTACGTAGGACTGCCAGTCGTAGTCGTCCGCGGTCCACCCGGCGGTGGTCGTGGCAGTGACGTTGACGTAGTGCCGGCCGTCGCCGTAGTCGCTGGCGGTGATGGCGACCTTGACCCCGGAGATCACCAGGGCGTAGGTCAGTACCCAGCCGTCGTCGGGGGTGTAGTCGTCAAGCTGCTTCAGCCACCGGAGCGTGTCGCCCGCGGTGATGCTGGTCGGCTCGATAGTCGGTATCTCGGCTGTCACCGCGCCAGAAGGCCAGCAGTGACAGCCGTCCCTGTCAAGGCGCCAGAAACCGCCCTCGCCAGCGTGAGCGCCGCCCGCCGCGCCGCCCGGCCTCGCGCCGGTCCACGGTCTCAGCCACGATCGCGATCTCGAGGCTCTGGCCGCGGGCGAGGCGCATCGCGAGGACCTGGCGAGTGAGACCGGCCTCGCGCGCCCATGCGGCGATCGACTGCGTGCGGTTGTTGTGGGTGATGAGCTTCATGGTCTCCACCCCGTGACCCAGGATCTACGTGGGCGCGGCGCCGGCGCCACGGGGCGCGGCACCTCCTCCTGCTCTGGCTCTGGCGCCGCCACCTTGCGCGGGGGGGGGCCGCGGGGCGCCGCCACCTGCAGCGCGGCCAGCGCGTACACCATGCAATCCAGCGCCTCGTTTCTTGGGCGGATCTTCTCCCAGTCGCGGCGCATTTGCCCTTTGACGTAGCGGATTACTGCCTTTTCCGCCGTCAACTGCGCGAAATACTCGTCGTCCAGATCGCCCGCGAAGTGCACGTATCCGGCGCCTGGCACGGACACCTTGAGCCGCCCGATGAGCAACCCCTTGGCTGTGTCGGTCCCGACGAGGTGCACGCGCACCTGCTCACGGCCGACCTTGTTGCCCTTGCTCACCACTGGCTTGCCCATGCCGGCCACGCCCTTGACCGCGACCACCCCGCGCGCCTGGCGCTCACGTGCGTAGCGGTAGACGTGGCTGGCGTGGTGGCCGCCGGAGTCCACCGCGATGCAGCGCGGCGGCAGTCCGCCGACGGAGCGAGCGATCAGCGCGTCCAGGTCGCGCCACACCAGCGCCTCGGCTGGAGGCCCCCAGAGCACGGTGTGCCCGAGCACCCACAGCTCGTCGCCTGCGGCGCCCAGGTGGGTTGCCTCAAGACGGTCGGCCTGGACATCGACCCCGACCACCAGCAGGCGCAGACCCTCCGGTGGGTCGTCCAGGGTGTAGCCCTCGCGCCGGGCGAGGAGCCCGGTGTCGTCGACGGTCTCGCCCTCTTCCTCCCACGGCTCGCCGAGCGCCGTGTTAACCCACGTCTTGAGCGTCTCCGGCAGCCGCTTGGCCTCGAGAAAGTCCGAGACCACCTGCGCCCACGTGCGCCACGGCGAGTACAGCTCCGAGATGTGGAACCCGGCCACGCCGCGGAATGGCGCCTGCGCGACCCACTGCCCGTGCGCCAGCATCCACATTTTTCGGTGGTGCGGGATCTCCGCGCCGCAGTCCTCGCACACGTACACGGACTCGTCTGGCCGACCCTCGGGCCAGCGGACTTGCGCCCAGCGCAGGACCTGCGCGGTCTCGCAGTGCGGACACGGCACGTGGTAGTGGCGCTGATCACTGCCCTCGTAGGCGGACTCGATCCGTGATGCGCCCTTGATGGTCGGCGTGGAAGTGAGGAGGAATTTGCGGTTCCAAAACGTGGCTGCGCGCTTGCGCGCCAGGTTGACCGGGTCGCCCTCGGCCCCGGCGCTCACGGGGTACCGGTCGACCTCATCGCACAGCACGATCCGCACCGGACGCGAGGCGAGCGATGCCGGGGAGTTCGAGCCCGCGAGCGTGATATGCCCGCCGGGGAACGTCTTGTGCAGGAGGGTGTTGCCGGAGTCCCTGGCGCGCGCGTCGGCGATCAACCCGGACAGCACTGGGGTATCCCGGATCATCGGCGCGAGGCGATCCTTGCTGTATGCCTCCGCCATCTCAAGTGTCGGCATCACCACGAGGATCGGCGCCGGATCCTGATGCGCGTGGTAGCCGAGCACGTTTTGGACGATCTCCGTTTTTCCGACCTGCGCGCTTGACATCACGACCACCGACTCGACGATGGGGTCGCTGACCGCGTCCATTATCCCGCGCTGGTACGGCGCCCGGCTTGTCAGCCACTGCCCCGGCTCCGCGCTTGACTCGCTTGATAGTTTTCGATGCCGGTCGGCCCACTCGCTTATCGTCAGCTTCGGCGGCGGTCTCAACATCTCCGCCAGCGAGGACAGCAACCGAGAGGCCGCCGGCGAGATCGTCGAGCGCCTCGTGGATCGCGCCCTCGAGGAGGCTGCGGACATCACGGAGATCCTCCGCTGCCAGGAGCCGCGGTGAGTAGGCGGCCGGGATCGAGAGCAGTCGGGCGCGGATGGCGGCCGCCGCCCGCCGCCAGAGCGCGGTGACCTCGGCGACGGGGACCAGCTCGGCGCGCAGCCTGGCGACCTCGATCTCCCGCCGGTCGGCCAGCGCCCGCTCCTTGCGGAGGATGGTCTCGGATAATTCTGTAGGAGGTCTCAAGGCTTACGCGCGACATCTATTTTGTGGTTTCAGGGGTTGGCGCTAGGGGTATGACGCGCCTCGAATAACCCTCACTAGGTATTTTTCCTAGGACCCATTAAGAAATTGTCTCATTCCACGCCTGCTTGATCGCGTCCATCACCTTTGCGCGGGCGATGTGCCTGGCCTCGCCGTGGAAGTCCCAGCGCCTGGTGTAGCGTGGCTGCCTGGTGATCCAGGCCACTGGCCGTATCCGGTCCTGGCGCTTGCCGACGGTCTCGCCCACGGCCCATATCCCGAGGGGCAGGCGACCGGTTCCTGGTCGACCCACCCAGTACAGGCGACGCTTGCGCTGCGCCGGACGGATCCCTCGGCGGGTACCCCGGGTACGGTTCAGGTCTGTGCGGGTGAGTGGGTCGGCGGACGCCCCCAGTGCGGCGAGGACTTGTTGGATCTCGCCACGAGACCAGTTGCCGTACTGGTCCTTGCGTGCGGCAGGGCCGGGGACCACGAACATGCCCTCGGGCAGGATGCCCTTGTCCCGTAGCAGACGCTCCAGGCGCTTCAGCGGCCTGCCGCCACCCTCGACCTGGGGCTCGAGGTAGTGCTCGGGGCGGCCCACGTCCAGCTCCTTGAACCCGACCTGTGTCTCGGGACGTTGGACCGTGGCCGTGGTCGAGCGGATGCCCCGCAGCGTGAACGGCGTGGGTGACGCGAACCGCTGTGGGATTTGCGCCGTCAGGCCCTTGCGCACCTCCCGCCCGAGGTAGTTGATTGCCCGCACTCCGACCTTCTGGCTCGCGGCGAGCGTGCGGCGCAGGGCCGTCGCGACCTGGTCCACGCCCTCGACCCTTATCGTGAACACGGCTACTCGCCCTCCAGTAGCCTGCTCAGACTCGCCCGGTGTGTGTCCGCCGGCTCGAGCTCCCACCCGAGGATGGCCTTCAGGTGCTCGGCCTTCGACAGGGACAGGCGACGGCCGCCCGGCAGGACGTAGCGTGGCGGGTTGGTCGCGGGGAGTGGCGGCGTGTTCCTGGACCGGAAGCAGCACGGGTACTCGGCCCGCGCCCGCGGACCATCGACGACCTCAAGGACCAGTTTCACGCACGCCCCCCCAACCGGCCGCCAGGCGCTGCACGTCGGCCACTGAGCGCACAACGGCGCCCACCCCTAGTCCTGATGCAACTGTGTCGAGAAAACGCCTCTGCGGGTCAC